AAATAGCACACAGTAGTCCTTATCGAGAGGAGTAAATAGTTGTTGAATTGTGTCCATTCTATGAATATACCCGGTTATAATATATAAAAACAAAAAAAGGTATTGAATTAGTGTATTGAATCATGAATAAAATAGAACCAACATCCATACATCCATCCACCATACATCCATCCTCTATTAATTATACCCAATTCCTCGGTCGAGAAACCATTTATAACAATATCCGCGACTTTTTGGCGTCATTTCAAAAGAACAAAAGCGACCTTACATTCAAGCGCGGAATATACATCTATGGCGCGCCAGGTTCCGGAAAAACAGAGTTCGTCATCCGATTATTGAAAGAACTAAACTATGATATTGTGAAGTATGATGCGGGAGATATACGAAATAAGTCCATCATCGACTCGATTACACAACACAACATATCCGACAAGAATATCATGTCCATCTTCCAGCGTAAAGTCCAGAAAATCGTCGTCGTTATGGATGAATTGGATGGGATGAATAATGGCGATAAAGGCGGAATTACATCCCTCATCAAGTTGATTCGACCTAAAAAAACGAAGAAACAGAAACAGGAAGAAATCACGATGAACCCTATCATTTGTATTGGAAATTACCATATCGACAAGAAAATCAAAGAACTGATGAAAGTGTGTTATGTCTATGAACTGAAAACACCGACACCGACTCAAATGACGCAAATCATCGATATCACGATGGGTGGGGGGAGTATTGATGCAGGAATGCGAAAGAATATCGTCGCATTTGTCCAAGGCAACCTGCGCAAACTTGGCGCCGTGGCCGAGATGAGTAAAAAGTCCAATACAATTCTCGCGAATAATATACTTCACGCCATATTTCAACCGAAAACATATAATGAAGATATCAAGAAAATCACCGAAAAACTATTGAATACGGAATACTCTATATCGGAACATAATGTTCTTATCAACGAGACAGACCGAACTACGATTGGACTATTATGGCATGAAAACGTGATTGATGTATTGGAAAAGATGCCGATTGAAGTATCCGCACCGTTTTATAAACTCATCCTTGACAATATATGTCAGGCCGATTATTTTGACCGTATTACATTCCAGAACCAGATATGGTTGTTCAATGAACTGTCGTCGTTGATTAAGACCTTCTACAATCATTATCTGTATCATAAATCGTTTCCTAAAAAACCGCGGTTTCATCCAACAGAGGTCCGATTCACCAAGGTGCTTACGAAATACAGCACCGAGTACAATAACCAACTGTTCATACAGAATTTGTGTATGCAACTTTCCATGGACCAGAAAGACCTCTTCGCATTTTTCTTGACACTGAAAAAACAGTATACCGAGGATGAAATACCGCGTATATTGGAAATGTATGAGATTACGAAATTGGATGTGAATCGTATCTATCGATATTTAGACAAATATATGGAAAAAATAGAACCAGGGAGTGGTATCGAATATGAAACCGAAGCAAATGACAATAATGGTGGATAACGGACGGACGGACATACGCGTTTAAATAAACCCAAAAAGATATAAGAGTTATTTAGAAACATTTCATTCGTTTATTATTCATTAGAATGGGCGCATCTATTTCACTGGATTCGAAATACAGATTGATATTGAATACGGAAGTGGAATGTATTTCTATAAATACGTCATCCCCGAAGGCTTCTGGTGGCGGTCGTAGCCAGAAACAACGCGACCATAAGGACCGTAAGGACCGCGAAAGCGACGACTCAAGCGGTAGCGGTAGCGACAGTGAAAGCGGGAGCGGGAGCGGGACTGGAAGTGAAAGCGGGAGCGGGAGCGAAAGCGACAGCGAAAAGACATACACTGTGAAACTGACACCTGAGATTATTGGATATATTCGTAGTTATATTCGTAAGACTCAGTTTTTGGACGAGTTTGATTTAATCACCGAGATTGAACTTGATAAATACGACCATGCACCTGGGTCTGCGATTGTATTCAATTCTGACTCGATTGTATTCATGCCAAACGACCAAACCTTAGAGGCGGTGGGAGATTGGGAATACCTTGAATCTGATAAACCGGTCTCGTCGTCGTCATCGTCATCGAAGTCCAAGTCAAAAAGTGGTGGACGAAAACGTCACCGCCATAATGACGACGAAGACGAAGACCATGACCACGCATCTAGTAAGTATAAAACAAAAGAAGACGACCTTCCAGTTGGCGAGATTGAGAATGTACTTACAGAGAAGTTTCAAGAATACAATAAGACGCGCGAGTTCGTTATTCATGAGTCAAAGAACAGTTTTCTGGTGTTGCTTATCAAGTCTGTAGAGGTTGTAAAGGTCTAGGTTCCGTGATTCCATGATTCCATGATTCCATTCCATGATTCCATTTCATTCCATTCATTCCATTCCATTTGATGTATAAATATTCATTATTATATATCAAATCGCGGTCATCGCCACATTACATGTATATTACTTCTTTATCTGGTACGTATTCGTGTTCCGGTTGTTTTCTTTGAACCAACAGTTCATACTTGGATTGAAGTATACGATACTCCTCTCGTAACTGGTCTATCACTTTATTGCGCTCATCAACGTCGACTTGTAGTTTCTGAATAATCTCGACTACCTGTTGATTATTCAGTGCGACTGGAGGTTGTCCTGGTTGTTGCAATAGGATTTGTCCGCCATCGGCGCCGCCACCGCCACCGCCTCCTCGTGCAGCCGCATCTTCCACCATTTTCGCCCGTTCCTGCTCCAGTTTACGCGTTTGTTCGATAACATCCGGTTTCATTTCAGGTCGTCCTGGCGCATAATCCTCCAATTGTTTTTCAAGTTCTATCATATAAAACCGGCGAAGTGCGTTGTCTTTTATGAAATCCATCACCTTCTTTGGTGAATCACGCACCACATCTGGATTCGCGTTTACTAAGAGTTTACGCTTATCAAATGTATTATGTTCATGCGAGAACACTAAAATCACCTTCATCGGGTCTAATTGTACAAATGGAACAGTGTAGTCTTTCAGAAATGCACGTTCTTCGGCCAAACAGGCTTCATCATTATACCGGTGTTGTTTCAGGAGTTTACGTTTGAATGCGAATGTCCCCGCAGTTGCATGATTCGGTCCATATGGACCAAACTGCTTCATTTGCCCGATATGTTTGAAATAAATGTATATTTCGCTTGAACCAGCGCAAAGTGCATCCGGGTGCGTTATCAGCATATGTACCGCATGAGAAACACGTTGCGGTGGGTAATAATCATCATCGTCCATGTAAACTAAAATCTCACCGCGTGACTTCTCATGAAGGAGGTTACGTTTCTTTCCAAGCGGCATTTTCGTCTCATATTTGAAGTATTTCACGCGAGGATGCGACGCAACCAAATCTTCGACTGGGTCAGTTCCATCATCAATAATAATCCACTCCATACGGTCTTGTGGATAATCCTGGTTATTAAAACACGTAATCATCGCTTGAATAAAGGGACGTCGATTAAACGTTGGGGTGCATACACTGACAAACGGGTATGTTTTGAAATATTGAGGTGTTGATTTTTCAGGTACACTGACCATCATTGGTCGCGCCGGTGTAGCGCCGCCTTTTTTATGTCCCATTTCGTGACCTAAAAATCAAAGTCGTATAAAACAATATATTACTTTATACGACAAATTGTTTATGTCCATTTCATTTCATTTCATTTCATTCATCCACTCCAATTTTTGATTGCAATGAAGAATTCCATAATACCTTGCCAATAATGATAGAGATATAATACCAACAACATCAGGATAATAATTGCAGCTACATTTAAATCCAGGAACTCAAATGCATAAAACATGAGTGTCAAGTTAAAGAAGAAGAATATAATGGGAACATATTTCGAATAAAGTTCCCGATATTGGTCCCAATGAAGAAGTGGATAAATAACGATTGTTCCTATAAATTGGAAAAGTTGCACAATAAATGACACAATCGGGAATATACCCAAACTAAATGCAGTGAACAGCGACCATAATGACCCTCCAATATACTCTTTACTCTGTTCGGTCGGATTCAAAATCATTCCAATTACAGTTGTGAAAAATGGTCCACCCATCAACACAAACAACCCCAACAATACAAGAACAAATGGTATCAATATAATGATTAATGGAGATGTCGCCTTGTATAACTCCTTCGGTATACTCATTGATAATTTGGTAATATATCCGAATAACGCGAGTAGCATTGCACGGTCAGATGAAAATGAAAATATGAACGAGTTGTTAACCCACTGCTTGAAACGGGTTTTAATGAATTCCCAATGTAACAAGTTGACTTGTGTAACACCTTCATCTACACTATTCTTTACCATATCTACGTCATCTTTTGTCAGGCAGAACCATTTGAATACGTAGGTATCCAGAAGAATCGCGATTTTCAGGTAAATCTTCTTAGGTGTTTCGATTTTCGGGTCATCCGCGATTCCGCCGAATTTATCATCACAATCGGCTTCACATGCCGTATATTCATTTGTATAACAATAGGGCCAATTTGAACGGTCAGTTGGAAATAATTCTTCAAGATGGAGACTGTTATTTCGTATACTTTCGGGCGCACAGTAAAACATAATATTCACACAAAGAATCGAAATAACCAAGGTTTCGATAAAAAGAGACAACACATTTGTACCAAACTCCTTCAACGCCTCAATGTCAAATAATGACTTGGGTGCTGCTTTTTGTTTGGGTTCCTCTTTTTTCTCGTCTTTTTCGTCATCTCCGCCAAACATTCCGCCAACTTTGCTAAAGGTGCCTTCTTCCTTATCATCATCGTCGTCGTCGTCGCCGAACATTGTCGATGTTAATTCAAGTTATATATAGAAGAGAATATTATCACGCGAATTATTAACGCGCGTACATTAGACCGCAATTTCCAGAGATAAACGTCAATACATTATATCGTTCTTCCAGGATATGAAAATCATAGTTATAGAGATAGATATTCACATTCGGTTTATTGATACCAATAATCTCTCGAGTGTTTGGATTACAAATCACCTTCACTTCAGCCGCGCTATCCAACGGTGGATATATCGTCGTCAGTTCTAGTTCAATTTGGTTAAACTTACTCATATTAATCGCGCCACTAGGTTGAAGTTCATAGGGGTCAGTGTTCAGGCAAAAATTGTAACAATAAATCCCCGGTTTCGCACTCCCGCGAGTACGTGTATATTTCTCCACGTAATTGTACACTCCTGCATCCAGCAGATTCTCTCGATACTTTCCATTCAAAGAGATTCCCAACATCTGTAAAATGTCGCGTTCATTCTCTGACTGGAAATCGCCAGTGATATGAAGTCCAGTCAGGCGTTTGTCTTTGGGATTGATACCTGGACCGATTCCATTCTCCGGTCCATTTTTGTCATAGTAGT